GTGAACTCAACCCTAGAGATATCTGCAACATTACTTGAGTTCGATGAGGCTCCTTATATCCGAGCAGCGCAACACAATGCCCAAATAAATAACAATAAAGACCTTTATCAGGATGATTTTGAGCAATTAACCAATAAATATAGCCATTACACTAGTTTTCAAATTAATGTGACTTGCGGATTTCGACGTAACGGTTCTGAATACTATTATCATATCGATACAATGAAGGTTTACGACTCAATGGGGGAGCTATTTGATCTTATTAACGATACTCAAGAAGCGATGAGTGTGATGGGCGGTTGTTCAATGACAGTCACAAAACTTTATAAAAGCAATATTTGGGAAGTTCGTTCAACGGAAGGGGATATTGTGCACCATAAGGTACTTAATAGGGCCATCACAGAATGCTTTTTACTTTATACTGACCATCTATATGATGACTGGCCTAATGATGCAGAAAGGCTATATTTATAAAATAAGCCAGCTAATCAATTAATATATCAGCCATTTTATGAATTGAATAACTAGAATACTCTGTTAATTGGTAATCACTGGAAAATGATACGCGTAATACTAGTATGGTGGACATATAAAAATATTTAGTGTGTATTTGATAAAAAGTCCAGTTTATTCTTGTTTAAAGGGCTTATCAGTGGCTTTCACTACCATGTCATTACACTCCGCATAAATAAAAAATAATTTATCGGAATGCCTATATTAGGAATAAAGCTGCTTCTCTCAATGTGACTAAAAGGACATAATAAGGCTTTTTATGAAATAGAATAGCCGATGCATTTTAAAATAGCCGCTTTTCATAAAGCGGCTATGGATAAGTAAAAATTACGGTTTTTCCGGCCACTCAATATTAGGTGCTAAAGAAGTATCAACACGATTTAGTAAAACGCGGTATTTTTTCCACGCTTGCAGCGCTGCGGCTTCTTCATCGGTTGCCAGTCCTGTATCGATGGAGTCTTGCAGATAAGTCAGCATATTATTTGCTTCATCCAGTCGTTGTGATTTCTCCTGTTCAGCCTGCGCGATTAATGCGGCTTTTTGGGCTTCTGTGTCAGTGACCCATTTTTTACCGTTCCACTTATCAAATTCTGTTTTTGGCTCTAAGAGTGTGAGTGTTTCAGGTAAATCGCCGATAAAATCGACTTCAATCGGTTGGCGGGTTTCTGTGCTGTAAGCCGTTTTCCCTCGGTTATCTGTCACAATTTCCCATTTTGAACCATCTTCACTACGCACAACAGCAAAACCTGTTTTGGTTGGTAGTTCAGGTGCATCGGTATAAGCTCCCGCGGACACGCTGACATCAAAGTAAATATATTCCATATTTGCATTGAGATATTCACGAGTGGTCGGGTCTGCAATATACGTTTTAATCCAACCGGCTTTTGTTGCTAAACCATTTTGACCGATTTCTGCTTGTTCAATTTCTAAATTGTAGTTTTTCATTATGCTGCTCTCACGATATATAAAAATGCAATGTTACGGGGGCGATTTTCGTTTGCTGTTGGTACAACACGCGATGCGTCAAATGTATAAGTACATCCAGCGTAGTCAACTTCACGGTTTGAATATATTCCGCCGCGATTTTTTGAAAAGGCCCCGCTAGCTTGTCCGCTCCAGTCACTATTCCGACTCGCAAGACCATTATTTCCGAACTCACCTGTAATATTCCTGATAGCATCCCCTTGTGCCGCTAGCACTGTTCTGTTCGCATCAATCCCACGCCCAGCGTCAAGGCCGCGGATAAACTCACCGCGTAAATCAGGTAATACGCCAGATGGGTAGGCTTTAGTAAGCAAAGGGTAAGTTGTTTTATTAAATGCCTGACCATTGCAGATTAAATATCCGCTAGGAGCCGTGGCTTGAGGCCAAGGGATAGGTGCTCCCACGGGGTAATCACTTAATTCAGATGATGAACCTGAAACTTTTAAATTTCCGTTGTGGTCTTTTGTTGTGTTTCCGGTTGAGTAAATTTCGAACCAACTACTCCACGAGCCCTCGTTTCTTTGTCTGTACGCAAGCAACTTTGATGTGTTACCTTGAATTTGTAATGTCATTCCAGCGCCACTTGAGCCGCCAGATCTGCATGCATGGATTAGCGGGGAGTAGCTGTGAAAATTATTACCCGCCGTTGTATTTCCTCCTCCACCTGCATAAAACCCACTCTCAAGTGGAATGTCGTTTGCGTCTGAGTATATCTTTCCTGTTGTACCAACACCATAATCACCAACCACCATCGCTGTTCCAGATTTTTTTGGTATGATAAATGTATTTTCTCTTTCGTTATTTACATTTCGATATGAAATATCCAACATTACAGATTCATTACTTGATGATTCCGCACGTATTGATTTTCCATTTTTTCTATAAATAGAAATACCAGGCCAGTTATCTGTAGCAACAATTTTAATTGTTGAGTTATTAACGGTTAGTCGATTACCTATTGATACTTGACCCGCTATGTCGCCCCCAGTTTTATCAAACTTTCCATTTAACCCATTTTTTAGCGCCGTATTTGTCGCATAATCTCCCGCTGGGGCATAATTCCCCTTTGGTTGATACTTAGTATCAGACTCTAATTTTGAATAACTGTAGCCTGACGGGAGGTAATTACCTTTAGGTTGGAATCGAGTATCCGATTCAACTTTAGTGTAGCTTTCCCCTTTTAGTGCATAATTACCTTTAAGTTGAAATTTAGTGTCCGTATCTGTTTTAGTGTAATAATTACCCAACCCCAAAAACACACCCAGCGTAGACCATGCAGCTTGCGATTTATCCGGTTGCTCCCCTTTCGTTTCTTTATTGGAAACATAGATAACCCCATTCCACTGAACGATGGCCGTTTTTGGGTAAGATAGCGCCGCATCCCACTCCGCGACACCACGCTGCGTCAAGTACATCAACCACTCATCAACACGCTTACCTATGGCGTTAAACCATTCCAATGGCGGCTTGCCAGCAGTTCTGTCTAAAGTAATCCCCCACCCACGCAATACATCTGGGAATGTTTCAATTTCCCCCGTTTTCGCATCTTGCGCGAATATTTTTAAGTCTGGCTTTTTAATGACTGACATTCATTAACCTCGTGAATTTTCCATCGTTAAAACCAAATGCCGATTGATCCTCCGCCCAACCAAATGGGTGTGCATCGGTAATAACGAGATATTGATAATTAACCCCTATAGGCCTCGATAAAATATCGAGATCTTTGATGGCATGGATCCGAAACGGTGTTAAATAATTGGCAGGAATAACCACATTCATCGACATATCATAATTGTCGATAATAAAGGCTTGCTCCCCCAATAAGTGACGTAAGGAATAGGTAATATTGGCGATATCGGGTTTTTGGTAATTTTTAATGATCTTGGCTTTGATAAAAAAGCGGTAATCATCATCCCCCAATACCGATGATCCTTTGAGTGAATCACCATAACGATAAAAGGCCCCAATATTGAAGCCTAGCGCGCCTTCAATCCCCCGAAAGCCAAAATAGTCTTTCGGCACCAATGATTTCATGACCCGATGAATACCGACATGTTTGCCGATTAAATCGAGTCCATACCCCGTAGCAGTGTCGATATTTAAAATGGTCGATAACGTAATGACCGATTCAAAGAGTTGCTTTGTTTCAGAAAGCAAAAGCCCGACGGTTTGTCGGGCTTTAGGTTTTCCTCGGTACTGCCAAATCAAAAAGTCTTCGCGTGGTTTACTCAATCAGCACCTCCACATCTTCTGGCCTGATTTGTGCGCATTGGCGAACCCCTATTGAAACAGCATCGCGCCCATTTACGGTAATTGATTTAATGTAAAAGCCTTGTACTGCATTTACTTGGCAAGTTAAACGCATCGCATAAACCGATTCACCAATATCAAATTCAGTGGCGGCTAACGCGGCTTTAATGGCATCGGTATCGATATCATGGAAGCCCCCCACTCGTTCAAGTAGTAATTTGACTTTAACATTCACCAAAGCGGCGCGATCAAAATAGACGGTTCGCGGTGCGCCAGCATACGTTTGTGTATTACTGATACGCCCAAATACCCCACACCCGCCCACTTTCTTACTTAAAATCGTTCGCCCAATATCATTATCATGGCCACCAATAACAACGGCATTTAATGTGTGCGGTGGAATGCCTTTTTCATCCGTTTGATTGGTGTAGTTTTCGTAGACCTTAGCTTGTTTTACATCCGGTAAATCAAGCAGAGCGCCTTCTAATCCTTGATAATCATCATGATTATTGATGGCATGCGAACGCATAAAGCGTAATAACAAATTGCCATCCGTTTCCTCAAAAGCGCCCTCTTTTGCCGCTTTTGTGGTTGTGATGCTATCAACCCCAATGGTCACCGTGTCCATGGTTAAGGGGCGATTTGCTGGCAACGAAAAAGCGCCAAGCTCCTGACTTCGTAGATCCACTCTTGCGGAGCCGTTACTCCCTAACGTGACATCCGCCAATGTGACCCACTTGGTGCGATTATCATCAGACAATAAGCTTCCTTTATGTACGGTAACGCCCTGTTTACCTGTGATCACCACCTCATTGAGATAACTGTAATAGGCCCCTCGGCGAACAATGCCGGCATACATTGCGCGTTGTTCTAGCCATGATCCAATGGCCTTATAGGGGTCAAGCATCTGCGCTATCAGGGCAATTGCTTGATTAATATTATCTATCTCTTGAGAAAATAAACCGATCATTTGACCATCAGGACTATCGGCATCGAGATTAATATCATCCCCATAAATGCGTTTAAATCCTTCCGTTAAGCGTTGGTGAACGTCAGTCAGCTTATCAATCACTATGCCTGTTTCAGTAATTTGGAGCATCTGTCATTACCTCTTTTTTATGACCGTAAATATCAATATAAGTGACTGATATCGCCATCAACCTTGTATCAGGATTGAGTTGAATATCAAATTCGGTAATTTGCTCAACCCCTTGCGTATTTAATACACTCGCTTTTATTTCAGCCTCCATCGCTATCAAATTAGGGTTTTTGCGTAAATAATCGAACCATTTAATGCCATGTTCGCGATTAAGAAACCAATCCTGTTTCAATGACAATAGGCGAGTCAGCACCGATTGTGCGATAGCTTCCGAGTGAATGTTGTAATCTGCTCTCCCTCGCCCAAAACACCAATCATGGTTATCATCAAGCCGACGTACTTTCATTAGTTAGGACCTCCTGTATTGCCTCCTCCCGTTTGCACTCCGCTGTGCGTGTGGGTATCGCCAATATTTTTGCCATTATGTTTAAGTGTGCCGCCGGATGATTCACTATTACCATTCACTGAATGGTTACCTTTAATCAACGCATTACCTGTTAACTGATAATTACCTTGGTGTTCAATATCGCCTTTAATCATGATCTTTCCCGACTGCATACGAATAAACGTCGAGCCATCATCCGTTTGTAGCGATAGTGAATCACTCGAATAATTAGGAATTTTATTGGGTTGACTACTACCTTGAGGTAAAAAGAAGGCATCGGATAGGTCATGAAAACGGTGATCAAGCGGTTGCGACTGTTTACCGGAAACATACCAGCCGTCAATGCAACGCTCGGCAAAAATCACCAGCCCCTCATCCCCCTCACGTACAGGCACTGTGACACAGAAACCACCTCCCCGATAAAATCCAACCGGAACATCAACTAACGGCGGCAACGCAATCACTTTTCCCTCTTTAGTGACATGGCTGATCATTAATTCAACCGTCGCACTATGCCCATTGCAAGACAGTAATTTACCAGGCAACGCAGTATGAATATCGTAGCGCTGGTTCTGAGCGTGTTGATTCATCACATCAAGAAGTGTTGGCTGTTTCATTGTTTCACCTTATCAAACGTACCATCAACACAAACGAGCCTGCTATACCAATCCCTCTCCATAAAATCGCCCGTATGACTTAGCTGCGTAATTTTATAGTCACCATTAAATTCAGATGTAATGGATTGAAGCCGAATGAGGGCACCAATTTTTAATGTAGGATGACATAAACAGGTTATCGTCAAGCCATCTTCACTTTTTTCGGGTTTACCAATTAGCCCCGTTTCTTGCGATAAAACAAAACTTTCGTTATCCGTTATCACCTTTTGTTTTGGCAATAACATGAGTTGCCCATCCTGAATAGACCAATCTGACTGGTTATTTTTCGCGATTTTATGCAGTAATTCCCTTGCATCACCAAACATCACTTTTGCACGCGGAAGTTGACGATCATTTGGCAACTCTATAACACCAATATCAATATCCATCGCCTGCGCATTTTCTGTTAAAATATCACGATCGCGATTACCCGAAGATAATGTTTTATTAACTAATGTACAGGTATAAGCCTTAAACCCATCGCCACAAATTAATTCACAAATAATATCTTCCGCACTTTCAGTTACCTTAACCTCAATAATATCCCCTGCATAAATTAGTTGCAGCTCTTCATAACCAACCGAAAGTGCTGCCCGATTAAATACCTTGCTGGTTAATAAGTTTCGATGTGATGCATTAAGGTTGTAAATACGGATAACAGCAGGGTTAGGCTCTGGTGTTAATGTTTTTTTGATATCAAACGTGACGCGTAATTGTGTTATTTCGAAAGATTCATCATCATTACCAATAACAAGCTTAAGTTGTCTGCCTAATTGTTTCATACCAAAATCCTTTATCAACAATATAGAGTAAAAGCCTTTCACCTAATTCACTTTGTGATATTGAATTAATACCAAAACGTGATTTATCACTTAACGTCAAAATAAAGGGGAGATTTTTCTCTATTAATGAAGGAGCATTAACAGCTAATCCTTGCATTTGTGTAATAACTTTATTCTCATTGATGTCGAATAAATCAAACTGCCAATTTTTTGAAATTTTGTTGTAGTACAAAGTTAGCTTTAAGGCCTTACCAAATAAGGTAAATAATTGCTCTTGGATCGGCTCGTTAGATACGGGTATTTCATAAATCATGAACGTCCCCCTAATGTTTCACGGAAAGTATGGGCAGATTTGGCCTCAGGCTGAGTTCTTCCCATATTACTTTTTTGAGGTTGTTGTTTTAAATCAGGGTGTAATCCTTTTACCGTCTGACTCTCGACAATAAACACTTCCTCTAAATTTAAACTAAATTCAACCGCCCCAGGCTTATCCTGTGTCGCACCAATACTGGTTAACATCATATTCTTGTACAAACGAAGCCCTGTTTGTACATCAATCGGCTCCCCCATTTTTTGTATTGCCAATAATGATTCATAAGCACGACCAGCACGATCTAATGTCTGCGAACTATCAGCAAAAGGTTTCAATACATCCGGATACCAAGGTGCAATCACCTTCTGCACTTTATTGGCTAACACCCGTCCTATCGTTATATATTGCCCCAGCATCGCTTCCGCTTGCCGTATTGATGACGATATTTCTAACGGCAGAGGGTATTCCCCCATAGCCTCGGTATCGAACCCTAAAAAATCATTAAAATATTTCGCAGGTTCATAGCCCACTACCGTTCCCGTAATACTCAGTGATTTCGGCTCAAGAAATGCGTGATCAGCAATATCAGCCCCCGATTCAACGGGGTTTTTTGTGATCCTTAATGCAGAGGTATGAGTCTCGCGGATCGTACAATCAAGTTCAAACTGACCAATCGTTCTTGTAATAACAGACGCTCGACCAGTAAATATTCCGCTTGTAATATCCATAATCTATTGCCTAAATAAAAAAGGCCACATTCAGTGACCTTATCAGTTGAATTGAACCCAACTCATTCTTTAAAACGGCGGGTTAATCAGCATTCGCACTCTTTAAGGAATGGTATGCAATCTCATTAACATATTGATTGATCCCCTCTACCGCCAATACACCCGCTTGTCGGCTATCCATGGTATGAATATCTTGTTTCACATTAACATCCCCTTGGTTAACAACAATGCTCTTATGATTGCTAGTTGTGACATTAGATAAATTGGGATCAGCTAGATTTTGCTTAATTAAGCCGCCAGCAAGATTTGAGATTTGTACTAATTTTTTTTCACTTTGATATTTATCGTCAATAATACCCAGTGCTGTTAATATTGAAATAATACCCGATGTCAACTCATCAAGCTTTTGGTTTACCCAATTAAATGCCAACTCGAAAGGCTTTTTAATTAATTCAGTCACCCCATTAAACGTATTCGCAAGATCATGAATAAACTTGCCAATATCGGTATCACTGAGATCAAAAAGATTTCTAATAAATTCCCATCCCGCTTTAAATGGTGCGGTTAAGAATTCCTGAATTGCGGCAAATGCTAAATTAAGTTTTTCCGTCCATGACGTTGAATCGTCGGTGAATATTTCATATAACGATTGTATCAAATCAAACGCTGACTGAAATGGCGCCAATAGGTAATCGATAATCGCAAAAAATACTGAACTCAAACCATCAATAAAGGTTTTTGCAACACTCAATACCCATTCAAAAGCCATTTTCGCTGCATTTTTAATGACATCCCAAGCCTGAATAACCCCTTGGATAAGCACTTGCCATAATGCTAAAAATGCCGTGGCAAAACCATGAAAGTAGTGTTCAAATCCTGCCCAAATCTCCTTCAATCCCTCGGTCATGCCCTCCCATGCTTCCCCCATCATCGCCGTATTACCACTGAATAAGCCAAAGAGTAGCTTTAAGGCATTACCTATATATTTAAAGAAGCCACGGAAAATCATCACAGCACTATCGATAGTGAGCGCCCATGCTTGAGCAATGCCATCGAAAATCAGTTTATTTTCAGCATAAAAAGTATTCCACCAAGCTAATACTGACTGTATCCATTCAATGGCTGGCGCCCAAAACTCACTAAATTGTGACTCACCACCGTCTAGATAAGCCATGAGATCCCCGAGCAGCACCATCAGTCCAGCCACCGCAGCCGCAACCCACATGACAGGGTTCGCGGCAAAGGCTATTAAAGCGGCTTTTTTAAAGGTCGCTAACACCGCTATAACGCCAATGATTGCCGCTTTCCAACCTATGGTTTTTTCGACTAAGAGATTAATGGCACGACCCGCATTCCCTATCGCTTGTATGCCTTTACTCCCCCACACGACCAGCTGAGTTAATCCCTCTGATATCAGTGCCTTATTCGCATCTAGCCATTCATTAAAGCGATTAATCACCTCCGTTAAGTTAGGGAGTAGCCCTAGTACGAGTTTCGTTTTTATTGACTCTATTGATAAGCTAGTTTTCTTCGTGACTGATTGATATTCATCAGCTTGCTGTAATTCTTTCTCAGAAATGGTAAATAACACACTTTTTTCCTGAGAGAGCTCTCTCGCCCCTGCTACCGCGCCACCAATAAAGCTAAAGAATTTATTCGACATAAAATCAATAGCCGTCACGAGACCAGAAACCACTGCTTTCAAATTATCAATCGTTAAACCCGCATTACTTAATTTCTCACCTAATTGGCCAATAACTGTTGCCGTTGAAGTCGCCGCCGCGCCGAGGGCAGTGACGACACCTTTTAATTTAACCACTTGCTCTTCATTAAGACCTATAATGGTTAGAAGTTGTTCGATTCCCATCTTCTGCCCTCCGCTGAGACAACAAACGCTCGACATAGGCCTCATGAAAATCAAGCACATCGCCGAGCGTTGCTGTCGTTCTAAGATCATGACCGGTATATTTGCCTTCCATAATGGGCAGCATTTTTAACCAATCTACATCTGTTATGCCGTCAGATTGACCAAACTGGGCATATTTACCTTGGATGCGACTCCATCGGGCAAAAAATCAGCAAAATGAAAGACTAGGCCATTAACAATAAGTGGATAATAATGGGAACGATAAGTATTAAAATGGGTATTAAACACATCCACTTTATCAAGCTGAATAACATTGCCATCGGCATCTTTTGCTATCACCCATTTTAAGATGAATTTTTCGACACCTTGCATTTCTGTGGAGCCAATATTGGCAAGTACGCCCCCCACATCGATATCAACCTGTTCACCATTCATTGCAATGCAACCTTTTAGCATCCCCAATAGCTTCATGGCATGGGTTTTCGCTTCGATAAAGTTGCTATGACGATGCTCATAAGTGATGTTATCTTTTTCCATCAGTTAAAGGCTCCTTTACCCAATTTAGTGATCACACGTTCAAATTGGATCACCCATGACTGCGCATTATGGCCAGCCCCACGTGTTTGCGTCGGCGGTGTTGTGAAAAAGCCAACATGCCCCACAATCTCATCACCGTTCCACGTATCCTTGATATACAATTCAAGCGGCGCGGGAGCAGATTGGCTGCTGAGCATTTGATTACGTAGATTCGATAAAAAATGATTATCTGCAGAATGTTGCAGTAACTTCAGTGTTAATATTCCCGACTGGTTACCACTAAAAACATAAACCCCACGCCCATTAGCGCCGAACGTCCAAGCACCATCATCGCCTACAGGAGCAATTGATAGCGCATCTGCAGATTCATCAAAGGCTGTGATTTCATAACCATTGATACTGACCATAAGACTTTTGTGATTATAAACAGACATAGTGACCTCTTAGCGGTTGAATTGAATTAATAAATCTGCTGAATGACCCGCACCCGCGAGCTTAATTGCACACATAATCGGCATCATTTTGCGTGCTTCTCGATCCGCTTGTGACTGAACATCAAAGCTATCCGAGTAAAAATAGAAACCTTCATCTAAGCGGTCACCAAAAGTCACCTCGCCAATATCACTGCCACGCCAGATCCCCCCTGCTAAGAAGCCATTGCGTTTAAATTCGTTGCCAATGACAATCAAGGAGCCAATTAGCATCGCTTGGCCTTTATCGGTTTGAGGAATTTTTGTAGGGCTTGCTTGTAAGGTCGTGAAGGCTTGTTTTTGGCACGCATCGATAAACGCATCCAGCCCCATCACTTCATCAATAAATGTACCGCCGAGCATCGTGCCTTCAGCTAGCATATTGATACCGTCATAATCGGTATAAAAATTGATCCCCAAACGACGGCATTTTTGTGCTGCATCTTGAGTTACGCGATCGTCAGAGCGTACCGACGTTTGTTGCTTAAATTTGACAGTTTTTGCGGTGTTCTGTCCTTGCCAAACCGTTGAAACGGCAATCGCCAACAACTCAGCACTGGCATGGTTATCTCCCGTTTTGTTGAATTGCACCATCAACCGACCACTGTTTTTATCAAACAGCTTTTTCAGTATGTTACTGTTGTTCCACTCAATCTGCTCATCACGCGTCGCGGTATAGGCCATAACTTTTAAGTCAGCCGCGGTCACCCATGCATGAGCATCATCAAGCTGTTCATCGGTGAGAGAGTCTGCGAAATAGACGCCATACCAGTTTTGATAGACATTTTGTAGTTTATGCAAGGCTTCGGAAGGTAGCTCAGCATTAACAGTTTGTGCGGCGGCTCCCACCGTTAGCGTAGCTTGGCCTTCTTCCAGTTTGAGTAAATTACCCACATAAGTACCGCTAGTGGATGGCTTCACATAACCGAAACGCGTTTTTGCATCTACTCCTGCCGTTTTCGATTGAATGATCATGCGCTTACCGATGGCATCCCACACCGCTTGTACGTTGGCATCACTAGGTAGCTTTTGATTAATAACTTTTGCAATGTCTGAAAAATCAATAGCTTTACTAAAGTCGAGGGCCGACAGTAAAATATCAGAGCCCGCAAGGTTCAAAGTCATTGCACCATCAGTAATCGCCTTTAATACATTCAGTCCAACAGAAATCGTTGAGCCTTTTAGCGCATTCGCGGTTGCGGCAATTGTCTGTTTCTCTTTCGCAAAACGCGCGATCATCGCACGCTTCAATTTAGGGCGCGCAGAAAACAGTGCTTGTGCTGCTTTATAGGTTGCCGATTTTGTACCAAATAAATTAGCAACATCTTGTTCATTAGAAACAAATACATAACGCGAAGATGCATCAACAAACGCATTGCCCATTTCAGACGTAAAAATTGCAATCATACTTAGATCACGACGTTGTACGGCTGCCGCTTGGGGTAAAATTTGTGCATTAATGATCTCTTTAATAGATAAACTCATAATGGTTCCTTTAGCGTGGTTATAACGACCGATTCACCATAAGTCAGTGATGATTCGATACGATGAATATGTGATAGTGTTAAATTGAGCTGTGCTCTTTGTTGCTTTCCTTCAGGCTCCTCCTCGGGGAAATATTGAATTTCTGATCCGTGAACTAATCCCGCCCCCATGGCTTTAAGTTGTTGCAAAGCAAGGTATGTGTGCATTTGCGCGGCTAAATCTTCAATCAATAAGAATGCCTGCTTACCTTGTGCGGTAATCGAAACCGTGGTTTCCCGTGTCATCGTCACCACTTCTCTACTGTTTTCTGCTTCGAATTTAACTTCCGTACCGATAGAATGAGATACCAATGGCGTGACAGTGATAAAGTCATCCCATTTCGATACATCGGTATAAACACTGCCATCAAGAACGCGTTCTTCCGGTAGTCGTGTGAGCAGCACGATAATTTGGCGCAATTTATCTAGGTTGAGCCGTGAAAGCGTTGTTGTTTCCATGTGAATTCCCAATAATTAGGCATAGACAATCTTCCGCGCTATCGGTGATAGTCGGTTGTTTTATCTGTTATTCAATTAGTTAAAGATGTAATAAACGCTTACTTGAAAAAGAGGGCGTGGCGTTGTTGTTCAATCACTCTGATCGCTTGCTTATCTAAATTACATTGTTCGATAATAGTTAATAATGTTTCATTCAGTAGAAGCGAATCACCCCAAGTTAATTCGAGAGGAATAATCGGGGGTAAACAATCATCGAGTAAATAAGCTGGGATCGCCATTTGCGGCTGTGGAACGTATTCTTTCTGAATGTTTGTGCAACTGGACAGTAGCATCACTAGGCACACGATGAGTGGCACAAATAGTGTCAGAAAGCCTCTTTTTAATAACTTCTTTGGTTTGTTCAGAACTAAGATCCACCTCATTTCGTTGGTTAAGATGATTTTTGGTAATTTTATTGAGTTGTGCTGAAAATTTTAAATACCCATTAAATAAAACCTGTTGCGCTGCCATTTGATGATTCAGTGACATATATTGGCGATTTAACTTGTCATAATCACGCATTACCCACCACAACCAAAAAGCCAGGATCAGGCTGGTCGCCGTAAATACCTTGGTTAGCGATGTCATAGAGGGTAAGCGCGGTATGACAATTGAAAATGTGGTCCGTCTTTAAAATTAACCCAGTCACCTCCCCATTCAATTTCCACGTTTAATTCCGCCGCGGCCTTTTTCATTGCTCGAGCAACCAGCTCGAACTTAGACCAATCATTCCATGGAATTTGACGGTGAATTAATGGAGCGCAGTCGACGGCATGCCCTGTTAGGTGCCGACTATTCATCGTTTGACTTTGTCCATTAGCCACTAATTGCCGTTGGCGAGCTTCATTGCGTTTTCCTTCAATAACCATGAAATCAACACGGCTCAATTTGATCGCTCGGCGCACCACTTTGACTAAATCAGGATGCACACCCCGTAAGTTTTGTTCACTACGCTGGCTAAGAAAAAATTGATTCATCATTAAACTCCAAATCGATTTTTAATAAATTGGATGATCATCTCAAAGATGCCATAGAGTTTTTTTGTTCCTAAAAAACCGATCACAACACCACAAAATTCGGCTAATAAGCTCCAAGACTCGGTATTGCCATTTTGTGCTAACCACCATTCAATAAACCGGATTGTGCCCACACTCAGCAAACCACACATCAACGCTTCCAATAAAGATTGTTTCCAAAGCATCCCTTCGCGTCGTTCACGAATATAGGCAATCGTTGTTGCAATAGAAAATCCGCCAATAAGCGGAAGATAATATTGTAGCCAACGCAAAATTGGCTCCCACCATTCATATTTGTCAGGCATAAATCTATTCACTTTATATAAGTGTTCTAATAAAAGCTTCTTTTACCATGATAACTTTATTGAACCATACTGAATAATTAATAGGCATTATTTTAAATAAAAGGCATATAACAAAGAGATAAAGTTTTCATTCAGTAAAATACTCTTTTCATAAACATAGTTTCATTAATCAGTAAAAAATATTATTCCTATTCATTAAGGATTCATTCATAATTGACCTGATTAAAAACGCTCAGTATTAACAGATTAATTCCTTTTTTGCGCGCGCACAAATTTTATTACTAAGACTTTCTAGCTGTCCTATTTTCTAACCTTTTACGTTGATGAACAGCTTATTTAAAATAAAAAAAGCCTCTAAAGCGAGACTGTTTGTTATTAGAAATTTTCAGTATTAGCAGATTAACTCCTTTTTTGCGCGCGCACAAATTTTATTACTAAGGCTTTCTAGCTACCCTATTTTCTAACCTTTTACGTTGATGAATAGCTTATTTAAAATAAAAAAAAGCCTCTAAAGAGAGGCTGTTTGTTATTGGAAATTTTCAGTATTAGCAGATTAACTCCTTTTTTGCGCGCGCACAAATTTTATCATTAAGACCTTCTAGCTGTCCTATTCTCTAACCTTTTACGTTGATGAATAGCTTATTTAAAATAAAAAAAGCCTCTAAAGAGAGGCCTATCATTTGTCAAAAACGTTCAATTATAATATGTTAATATATGTTTTGCGCGCGCACTCGTCGTTCTGATTTTATTACTGGCTGAGCGCATAAAATATCAATATCTAACTGAATATTTAATGTTTCTAAACAGCCTAAAATAAAACTTTCGGCAACTTGTATTCTCTCACGTATTTCCCCTTCCCGTACTTTATATTTCCGACCAATAGCCCGCTTTGAATAACCTTTAACATAATAGTCCTCAATATAACTACGTTCACGCTCCATACCAACAACCCCAAGTTTGGCAACACATAAATCGATAACCAAACCATCTTCATCACTACACATTGGCCTACTCTTGCTTGTTGATGTTACCAAATCACGAAAACCAGCGGAGACAGATGACCAACCTATCGCACCACAATGATCGCCATATGACCAACCACCCCAATATGTAAGAATTTGTTGTATGTTTCTATTCATCATTTGCAACCTACCTTTCCTACACTGTTTTTAACTAATAACCCAACTCATACTGCACCTTAAGCTCAGCTTTAGACGCTTTTATATTCAACTCACCAATAACAATATAAGTAGTATTAGACTACCAATATTTCTGTTTGTCAATTACAATAAAAATTGTATTATATCTAATAACAATAATTTTTATTCTTTATAAGAGGTTAACCTCATGTCACTAGCAAGCAGGATCCGGCAACGCCGGCAAGAACTAAACTTAACCCAGACTGAGTTAGCAGAAAAAGCGGGGATCAGTCAGCAATCAATCGAATCCATTGAAAATGGTAGAACCAAAAAGCCAAGAAATATTATAGAGATAGCAAAAGCTCTTCAATCTCATCCTGAATGGCTACTCAACGGCAAAAGCATTATGCCAATATCCGAGGTCAATAGCCGACGAATTCCACTATTAAGTTATGTCCAAGCTGGGTTATTTAAGGATGCCAACCCGATCACTGACTATGAAGGGAATTTCGAATACATCTTAGTTGATGACGATATCAGCGCGAATGCATTTGCATTACGGGTTGAAGGCGACAGCATGACACCTGAGTTTAAAGAAGGTGACATCGTAGTGATTGATACCGAGATCTGGCCTAACCCAGGTGAATTTGTGTTTGCGAAAAATGGCGGGAACCAAGGAACATTCAAAAAATATCGGCCTACAGGTATTGGTACTGGTGAGTTTGAATTAGTGCCTCTTAACCCTGATTACCCAACGTTGAACAGTCACGATTATCAAATTTCACTCATTGGTGTCATGGTTGAGCACCGCATTTACCGCCGCAAAAGATAATTCTCTAGACCCCTCTCTTAACGCGTTTTCTCTGCAAACAAGAAAACGCGTTATCAAACACAGTAATTTTCTTTCTATTAAAAACAAGCAAATAGGTTTCTCAACCGAGAAATTACTACATTCATAGTTTACATTTACTATTTATATAGTAATATAACCATCGTAATACTAATTATACTGTAATAAAGTCAGCCTTCTTCAACCTAGGAGAACAAAAATTGAACGATGCATCAATAAAGGGATAGACGACTAACATGAATTTGCAGGTGAACTGTATTGGGTCGGTAATACCAGTGTTTAGTCTTGTAATACCGACAAAATCAAAGTTCAGTGAAAACATCTTGTTCACTTAATCATTTGAGGTTTTATGATGGATTTAGAACATATTATTAAAGAAAACACACAGGTAATGCGCCAATTAATTGCCATTCTACAGTCTAAGGGAGGCTGTTTTAACAGCGATAATATTGAAAATAATGCACATCAATCTTTTGTTTACTCTCACACAGGTGCAACAGACTCACCTATAGAAAAAGATATTGATATTAATAGCCTTACATTAAAACAAATTATTGCATTATGTGTAATATATAAAGGCAATTTTGAGCAACTCACAGGATCACATATTAAGAAAATCAATCAAATATTAGATTTAAATACTACAGAGCAGCATAGGCAAATCGAAGCTTTACATATGACACTGGTAAATTTAGAACAAGTTACAAAATTGCCGAATATTGCTATTCATAATTTATGTATAGAAATTTTAGCAAATTGGGGTAACTTACATGGCATTGCTGAACGTTGTGAATTTGTCCTATCCCTTATCAGTTCTAAACACGTAATTGAAGATAAAACAATTCATGTTGACCCTAATATTCTATTTTCACAAGCAGAGAGCCTTATACTGCAATTAGCTAAAAATGGATATCGAAATGAAGCAGTGGAAATTCTTAATCAATTTAAAGCAAAAAAACTAAATCAAGTCGCCATAGAACATTTACCTGAGGTCATCAAAATAGCAAAAGGTATATTAAAAAATTAACCCTCTGCATTTTATCTCGTCGCAAAGATTTATTTTAATATTTAGGAGTTTTTATGGTGAATCAAAATAATGATAGTCCGCTCTACCTTAAAGTCGCTCGTGACGCGATACGTCTCGAAAGATCAGGTAAATACTTTGAAGCGTCCAAAGCATGGTCACAAGCTAATCGATTATCGCGTGTTTATCGTAACCAAATATGGTGTGAGCGCCGTGCTGATTTTTGTTATATGCAGATTCAAAGAGAAAAATATAAACTCATGGCTGACGATGAGTCTACAGAAAATTCTCTGATATGACACATATCAACAGTATCTTTCATATAAAAATCGTTTAAACAACTCGCTATTTTTAATAGCGGGTTAATATTGTTAGCTTTTTATGCTAGCTGTGAAATAATGTTTTTATCTTTGCAATAATGCAGGAGATTATCTCTGTTGTTATATGTTTTTATACTTTTCACAGCCTATTATCATGACTTTTTCAATAAACCCACTTATCCTTAAGTAGAATATATTTCCTTCGCAAAAAATATCGGGTAAATTATATAGATATAAAATGGAGTGATCATATGAACCCGATAGTAGTAAAGACAAGAAAAAATCTATTAAGATTACAAGCAAAATACCTAGCCCAAAATAAAGGTATTACTATCGATGATGCTTTTGATCTTTTATTAAAGCCTAACAATGACGCTAAAAATTCGCTCACATACACTCATCGTGTAAGAAAAGGTAGGCGGCAACATCACCCCTCTTCACTTTTAACCGGCTTACTCAATAAAACCTATGTAAGAGATTGGACAAAAACCAAATAATATTTCATCCGCCTATTAGATATGGTAACTAATAAGCTACTAGGGGGGGTTACTTAAAAGGAAGTATCAATGAGCGTATTAAAAAGGGTTGTTACAGGGAAGTATTCTCTCGCTGTTACAGTTTGGGGTTTTTGGCTATTTTTAGAGCTATGCAGCTCCGCCGTATTTTTACTAATGAAAAGTAGTGATGCTATTCCAATCAAAACACAGCTTTTTCTTATCTTTTTTCTATTCATATTTAAAACATCGTATTCTATCGCCATTATAACGGGCGTTTTTCACATGTTAAAAAGCAAAGTGACGATTTGGCGTGTCGTTGTTATCCTGTTGTTAAGTGTTCAAATTATCTGTTTAATAATCGCGATGATAAATTGGTGTATGGTCGCCCTACCTGACATTATTAATTATCAGATATATGAAGAAAGTACTAAAAGCCTGTTTCAATGACAGGCTATAATTTAATACTGTCTGCCGGCATTAATCTGGCAATGCCCTAGGAATAGAGTATCACCTATTTGACTATGTTATTTCTATAAAGATTATATAGGCTCTAAATTCTCAAATTTATACAGTGCCCTCAATTTAAAAGGGGAACAAAAATAGTTTAACCCCATTGAAATCTTTATGCTTGAGTCTATAAATAGGCTTTGCATTGCTTTGATGGTGTCTTGTTGGGCTTTTATTACCCAGCTAATGAGTCTTTAGTGACATTTACCCTCCTATATGTTTTAATTTAACTTAAGGTTTGATGGTAAAAGAAAATTTTATGGGTTCATTAAAAAAGCTTGTTCAAGGTGAATATTCAATTCATCTTTTATTCATTATAATTTGGTATGTTGGAACTGCATCTATTCAATTTATTTTTGAAAAATACCCAACAGCTCAGGGCATATATCGAATAGATACAATGCTTTATCTCTTTGCGACTTCAAGATTTCTTCAAGCTTTATTATCTTTAATTGCTTTTGTTGGTATTTTTTCGACACAAAGGAAGCAATTAACAAAAGTAGGGATGATTTATTTAATTATTATCGCACCAGCGTTATCCTTTTACATCGCCTCGTTTTATGATCTCATAATATATATCAATGCTGGTGATTGTGAGTCATCACCTTGGTGCATGAGGACTTACTTTACTAAATAGCAGGCATGATGATATTTGTCTGCTCTTCGTTTTTACACAGCCAAATCAGATTATCAGAACATTAATTTAAACTTATCATAATGCAAAAATCTGATTACACCATAATAAGTCCATCAACGACCAAGAGGATATGCCACCAAAAGACAATGGTCATGAATAACGTTGTCAATTACACACACCAGATAATCTCGAGGAAAATGGTGAATATTCAGCTAGGTATTGATGTGTAATTTATTTTCTAGCATTTTCTTTCGCTTTCTGATGAATTTTATCTTTCATTTCTTTTGTTATTTTTTGGTAAGTTTCTACAGTGCCATCATCAGAAACAGTATTCATAAAAATATCATCACCTCTTTTTTTAATTGTCACAGATACTTTTACAGGCTCGACCTCACCAAAATCTATTGGTTCTATTTTTCCATTGATTGTATAAGTCATTTTGGTCACTTTTTGCGTTAACACGCTAGAATTCGGGTCAAATTTCCACAAAGATTCTTGTTTTATTTCTTCTACATTATCACCTAGTTCAATCAGCAATGCATCTCTCGCAACACCATTCGGAGCTAGGATCATCAGTTTAAGAATTCTTACTTCGGGTGTATTATTTGTATCAAACCAATAGCCATATAAATCACTTGTTGAGTATGGTTGCGGGAGCACGTCAATTTTTGTCTTTTGTTCCGCTGTTTCATTTTCACCAGCCATACTGACACTGGTGATACAGAAAAGAGCGCATAGCATAACAATCAAAGAGAATATTTTTTTCATTATTTAAATACACAAATTTATTTATAGAGCCTTAGTCGCCAACAAATATCGACTACACCTCAAACAATCCATTTTTATCAAATCGTAATGTGCTGTAATAGGACAGATCATTAAATAGCTTTCCATTACCAAGAGTTGTCATTCCAGCTTTTTTCTCACAGTCACCATCTTTAACAAAACTCACGCTATCTACTCTTCATTTCAAGCCGAACGGAGCATCTGGTTTTCTGCCGCAGCCTACCAATAATGCAATCAGAGCAGCTGCCACGAATATTTTTCCATTATTCGTACTCTGCCCCTGAAACTATTTTTTGACCATTGGCACATTTAGCTACCACAAATCCATCATTTGCCCACATTTTTACCACATATGAGTCTGGGCTATTCTGAATTACTTTAACGGGATATTCACCAATTAATTGATTATACATCTTATTGACATCTGATTTGCATGGCGAAAATGGCATAGTGTCAGTTCCAAGTATTTGCTCATATTTTTCTTTTGGCGGATTGCCTGAATCTACAAGTTTATTTAATTCCTCCTTTGTATAAGATGTTCCTGCATAAACGCTAAAACCAATACAAGATAAAACAATTGCAATTATTGACTTTTTCATCATCCCATCCTCACACTCAGTTTTTTATTAATTTAATTGATGTTATACCGAAAGCAGCGTAAAACAAAGCAAACAATTAGGTACAAAAAACCTGCCGGAGCAGGTTATTCACTAGTGCTTGAGCTACCAATTCACTTGCTATTCAGAAAATTACTTACTAAATGCAATCAAAACAAAAATAGCAAGAGGAGGTGTGATGACCACATCTGCTACAACGGTAAATGGTGTAGCTATTATCTTTGCAATCAAATTACCTGCATTAAATGATTTCTGTTCTTCGGAAGCATACAGTTCAACAGTATATAATTCATTTAGTTTTGCGTTGGAAGTTACTGGTAAGCTTATATCATTCCTATCAATAATATACCCTTTAATTGGCACAGTTCTTACCCAAGATGATTTATCATTTCCTTGTGCCCTATTCTTAAAGCCTGCCTGCTCTAAGGCCTTTATTTGTGCGTCAGTAAATTGAAATTTGGGATCAGTGTATACAAAGTAATTCTGCATAAATTCGATCGGTGATTGACTGTTGCTATTGGGAAGTATTTTAATTCGAATTATTCCCTTGGGATTATCAAATGCAGTTAATGGGATTATTTTCACTAATTCATTTAACTCCATTAATTCAGAAGAGCCACTGGTTAATAAATAGGCGTACTTTTCTCCTATAAAACCGAATCCAGAATCCGGAAATTTGATATCATTTATATCGTTTTTTGTTGTTTTACTTTCAATTTTAATATTTTTATATTCAAAACTGGCAATTATTTTATCTGTTAACTTAACAACATTTTGTGATTTGGTTTCGACTGTTGGGTTATCTTCCCAAAAGTTTTTTGTTAAACATCCCGTAGAGCTTAAAATCGATATGCTCAAAAAACACGCTAGTAATTTTTTCATTCCATTGCCTCAATAAGTTTAGCTTAAGTCCAATGAATATTAGGGCAACACCTCATTTAAGGCAATAAAAAACCCACCGAAGTGGGTTCATTTGATTTTACCATGACAGTGTTTATATTTTATATCCATTATTACAATCGCAAAGGCTGTTTCTATGTGGAGAGAGTTTTTTCTTTTCACCAAAAACGCCATTTTGTGGCTGCCAATTTGGTATTGTAATTTTCTTTACTATCTCACTAAAGCCAAGAATTTCAGATGCGTGTATAACAAACCCTAAATTTAACATTGTACTATTGGTAACTTTTGCATTTTCTTGTGCGGGTATGTCCACTCCACATTAATTGAGACACACTAAATTAAAGTTTTCTAACTGTTTACGATAGGCCTCCGGAGGGAGGTGATTTAAACTTTCGTGCGTTCGGTTTTGGTTATAATCTTGCTGCCAATACCACGCTAATTCTCTAACTTGACTCAATGATTCAAATAAATACGCATTTAAAAATTCACGATGGAACGAGCCATTAAAACGTTCGATAAAGCCATTTTATTGCAGTTTGCCCAGTTGAATATGGCACAGTGACGCAGCCACTCAATAATCTAGATACTGTCAAACCTAATAAGATGCGCTTCATTCCTATCCCCACATCAACTTAGAGGAGCCTTTCACCATAGCCTATATGTTATATAGTGCAATGGGGAGCAAATCGTTATTTATTCTTAGTGGAGTTACTCCAGGTCTTTATCAAAATAATCATCTAATTTACTCACATGCTCACAGCGACTTTCAAACCCATTAGGGATACCTCCATTTCTCATCCATTCTTCGCATGACGCAGCTACTTTTCCATAGGTATATGCCCCTGTCATTGCTATGTATACAAACCTTTCACATTTTTGTTTATCATTCTGATCGTCACATATCAGCTTTTTCATTTCTTCCATTTCATAAACGCCACCAACACCTGTACCTTCAGGTGCTAGTACAGTTGCATTTGCAGGAACTGATAGCAATGAACCCAATACAAAAAAACTGCTTAATAAGATTTTATTCACGTTACCCCCTACTTGTTTTAAGCCATGGTAACTAACGTAAAGAACAAAACAAAGCAAAAGACCTCAGTTAAGAGGCGTAATATGTGATCTGGATTGCAAGCCCATCCTTGGGCTATGTGTGGTTAGGCTACGGCTTTGTATTCTTTATCGTGAATAAGTAATCCATTCCAATTCTTTTTCATTGGTAACTCACCTGCAAGATAAAGCTCATAAAGACGTTTAGCACCTTTCTTCAATAATACAGGCTGATATTTGATGAATGGCTCATGACCGTGAGGATTAATTTCACTCTGATTTTCAGTCATGTATTTATCACAAGCATATGAAGCAACGCGCCAGCGAACATTTTTACCTGATTTGGTCTCGTGATATAACCAGCTGCGTTCTGCTAGCCACATTTGGACCTGTTGAGTATTTACGCCATTAAGCATTTTACAGAATTGTGTTGGTGTCATGCCTTCTTTGAACAGGTTTGACATGCATTCAACTTTGTTGTTCAGTTCTTTATTAGTGTGTTCAAGTACAATAACTTTTTCTGAATACGTGAGTACTCCACACTAAAAAATGGATTAATACTGGATGGATAAGCGGGTCTCGCAAAGACCCAAAAAAGAAAAAGCCACCTTGGCCATTTGCTAGAGCAAACTGTATTGAAGCTTTGAATGACAGCATGCACAATAACACTGAAAGTGTGTAAGAAGAGGAAATAAGATATCAATCTTCCGAAGGGGTAAGATTGGTATGTGAAGTGGCATTGTTAATTTGCTAAAGCCATTGGCGTCGCGTTAAACGATACTGCGTGCAAGGTTCTTCGCAGTTAGATTGGGAACCATCATAGGTATGTGTTTGTGCATAAGGAGGCGAAAAATAGAGCGGATGGAACATTAACGCCAGCAGTGAGAAGGTATGCTCATTTAGCGCCGAATCATCTAACTGAACATGCAATGAAGATAGACGAGCTAATGTCACACGATGACACAAATATGGCACAACCGCTATTAAGAGCCTTGTAATTATGCACACAAATAAAAAGAAAAAACCCGCTATCTGGTTGAGAGATAACGGGTTCTTATTTGGTGCCGGCTACCGGAGTCGAACTGGTGACCTACTGATTACAAGTCAGTTGCTCTACCAACTGAGCTAAGCCGGCGAATTTGGCGGAAGGATAGAGATTCGAACTCTAGGATGGTTTCCCATCGGCGGTTTTCAAGACCGCTGCCTTCGACCGCTCGGCCATCCTTCCATGGGGCGCGATTATGGAGGAATCGGCGCAGCTTGTCTACCCCTGAAAGTAAAAAAATTGATTTTTTCGTTCTGTTTGGCTAATCTTCACTCAATTGTTCTCTATTTCATAATAAAAGTGCTAATATCTGTGCAAAATCGGTGTCTCAATTTTTCATAGGCGTATGATTTTTAGTCAATTAATATATTTTTGCCGACAGGACAGTTCACCACAAT